CCGCGAAACATATACGAATAACGAATCCCTGACCTGCTCGGAGCGTTGCTCATTTCTGCTCATTTCTGCTCGGACCATTGCTCTGACGATGTGGGAAAACCTCTCATGGGTTTTACCGCATACAAACAAGTTAAAATATGGCATGGCAGATAACCCATATATAGGCTTCGTTAAAAAGTACCGCACAGACCCTGTGGCCTTCGTCAGAGAAGTGCTAAACCAATCCCCCGACCCTTGGCAGATAGAGTTGCTGGAGGCCATAGCCTCTGGTGAGCGCAGCATTTCTGTGAGGTCTGGCCACGGCATAGGCAAGTCAACTGGCGCTGCCTGGGCAATGCTTTGGTACTTGCTTACCCGCTACCCTGTAAAGATCGTTGTTACCGCCCCAACAAGTGCCCAGTTATTTGATGCCCTGTTCGCAGAGGTTAAGCGCTGGATCAGTGAAAGCCCTGTGGCAATTAAAGAGCTATTGGAAGTGAAGTCCGACAGAGTCAGCCTCAAGGCAGCGCCCAGCGAGGCTTTCATAAGTTGCAGGACAAGCCGCTCAGAGCAGCCAGAATCTTTGGCTGGTGTCCACTCTGACAATGTTTTGTTAGTGGCCGATGAAGCCAGTGGCATCCCTGAGAGCGTATTTGAGGCGGCAGCTGGCTCAATGAGTGGCGCAAACGCAACAACGATTCTGCTAGGCAATCCGACACGAAGCTCTGGCTTCTTCTTCGATACGCACCACCGCATGTCAGGCGATTGGTGGACCCGCAAGGTCAGCTGCATAGACTCGCCCAGGGTGAGCGATGACTATGTAAGCGAGATGGCCAAGCGCTTTGGCGAAGAGAGCAACGCCTACCGGGTGAGGGTGCTAGGGGAATTCCCTCAGAGAGATGACGATACCGCAATCCCGCTAGAGTTGGTTGAGAGTGCCCAGCGCCGGGACGTAATCATAACCGACGAAGAGCCGATGATCTGGGGGCTGGACGTGAGCCGGTTTGGTAGTGATAGATCCGCCCTGGCTAAGCGCCGGGGCCGCGAGTTGGTGGCCATTCAGACTTGGCAGGGCTTGGACCTGATGCAACTCACCGGCGCGGTAGTGGCAGAGTATGAGTCCCTGCAGCCGCGCAATCAGCCGGTGCAGATTAATGTGGACAGCATTGGCCTAGGTGGTGGTGTGTGTGACCGCCTTAGAGAACTTGGCCTGCCTGCCGTTGGCATCAACTCAAGCGAGTCGCCTTCATCGAAGCAGACGTATATCAACTTGAGAGCGGAGTTGTGGTTTAAGGTCAAGGCATGGCTAGAGGCCCGCGACTGCGCTCTGCCTAAAGATGATGACCTGCTGGCCGAGCTCGTTAGCGCGAAGTACAAATTCACATCAAGCGGAAAGATGCAGCTTGAGTCTAAAGACGGTATGCGCAAGCGTGGTCTGCGCTCACCTGACCTCGCAGACGCGCTCTGCCTCACATTTGCAAGTGACGCTATCTCTATGGCTGGCGGCAAAAGCCAAGCAACCAACTGGCAAAAGCCGCTCAGACGAGGGTTGAATATAGTGTGAGTGGTAAAATGATCTCCAACTAATCACCACATGTGGGGTTCGCTGGATGTCTAATAAAACCTATCGACGGGGACCGGGCGGCGTTGCTGACGCAGCCGCTGACATCGAGAAACTGATGTCCCGCAAAGCGCCCTCAGAAAAAAAGCCAAGTAAAAAGAAGGCCAAGTAGTTGGCGGCTAAAGGGCTATTAGAAGCTGGCTTTAAGGCCGCTGCGCCCGCAGCTGTAGGCGCTGGCTTGCTGGCTTCTCCCGAAGAAGCTGATGCTGGATTACTAGATCCAGCGATGCGGGCTGTTCGTCAAAGCGCAAACATCGCAAAACGAGACATGTCGCAAGAGCGCGGCAGCAATAGGGGCGAAAGAAAGCTAGCTAGCCGAGTAACTTTGGCAGCTGCAGAAAAAGACGCTATACGCAAAGCCATCAAAGGCAAAAATGTAAACGAGCAAGCGGCGTTTAATGTTGCTCGCGAGTGGAAAAAACGGCATCCCTCATCAGACTGGTCAGTACCTAAAATTACTGGGATGGAGGTGGGTGATAAGGGCGAGTTGAAATTAAAGTTTCAAGCGCAGTCTTATGCCTATAACAAAGACCGCAAAACCGGCAAAGAAATTGCGCGCGGTTCTGCTCAATACAATCGCATTGTCGATAATGTTGTTGGAGAAATAAGTGAAATCGCCAGGCGCGCGCAAGCTGGTGATGTTGATGCTCAGCGAGTAATGGACAACGCTGGTTGGTATCAAAACGTCGAGCGCCGATTACGAACTGAGTACGGCACCTTCTCGCAAATGATGGGCGACATTCTCGGCGCAACTAGTCCGAACACGCCTGTTGGAACCAACTTCAAGTTTAGCCAAGACATATTGTTGCGTGCTACTCGCGGCGATTTTGATGAGTTGATGAATGGTTTTGCTGATCAGCTTGATCGTCGCTATGCATTGCAAGACCAGGCCGCTGCTTATTTGCAGGAGCAGAAAAAAGCTGGCCGCACCATCAAGGATGCCAAGCTAGATCCCAAATACGTTCGTATGGAGGACGAAGCAAAATCAATATCGCGAAGCCTGCAAGCCAATGAAAACACCATTAAGCAACAGGCTAGGGATCAAAAAACAGGCGAGTTAAAAAACTACGGAATCAATAGTTACAACTCGATGATAGCCCTGGCAGACCGCTGGCGTGTTTTACGAGAAGGTGGAGCACCAAAAGCAAAAAACTTTTCTGGGAACCTTAGCGGCAGAAGTCAGCAAGCAACCATTGACGTTTGGGCTGCGCGAAACTTGCGCCGCCATTCTGGTCGCAAACCAGTGCCGAGCTCTGCCGAAGGGACTGTAACCGGCAATGTGGTTGATGCCGAAAACTTTCGCAACAGCTTAGAGTTTGGCTTTGGCCAAGACGTTTTGGCTGATGCAACAGTGCGGTTGAATAACGAACTTGGCATGTCGCTAGAGCCTCGCGACTTACAGGCTTTGCAGTGGTTTGCAGAAAAAGATCATTGGACTCGCAACGGTTGGACGAGTACTGCCGGCGAAGGCGGTTCGTTTGAAACAATGCTGGATGCTGACCCTGTTGAGTCTATGACGTTAGGCATCAGCCGCGAACAAAATAAAGAATTTCAAGGTAACGATTTTGTGCCAACGCCTGCTCAGTCTGAGGCGACAGCGCAGCAGATCATTTCTTATGGCAAGCAAGATCCTGATGTTCGCGCCGTAAAGGGTGCTCCGACGTTAGGCGCTTACATGGATACGCCAGAAACGGCGATGGATATCGACGTTGTCACCACACAGGACACGTTACCTACCGACATACTAGACGCGGCTGCAAAACAAGCAGTCTCAGATAAGCAGGATTCTTGGTTTGTTGCTCGCAGAATTGGCGACGATGTTGGTCTAAGCGCGCCAGAAATGTTTAACGCTGGCAGCGAGGTTTATTTTAAAAACGGCGTTACAGCAAACGACCCAATAATTGCAAACATACAAAAAGATTTGAACGCGCAGGGCATACCGGCGTACACAATGATCGTTGATCCTAGAGACTCAACAAGGGTTGTAGGGCTGCGTTTTTTAGACATTCCGCAGTTTGCAGATCCGCAAAAATTTGCTAAAATGTCGCCTGATGAGTATCGCAATCATGCGAGTCAAACACGGGCAAAATTTGATGTCGTCGGCAGAAATCTCAAATCTAAGTACCCACAGATACAAGCAGCGCAGCCTTCGTTCTTCGACGTTAACGTCAAGTCGAGAGCACAAACTCAAGACTATGTTGCACAACTGCAGGGCGGACAGAGAGATGCTGACGCGCTCCATCAAGAGTTCTACGGATTCAAGCCTGCTACCACCCGCTTCCGGGAGTTTAGTGGGGAGGATCGACCGTATTATCAGGGACTGCGAGAAGAGCCTCCAGGCCCTCAAGGCGGCGGAAGCTCAGGAACAGCAAAAGGCGTAACAGCTGCCGGTTTACTTGGCCTGGGTGCTAACGCAAACGCCCTAGGCCCCTTTCCCAATATTCAACCTCCAACCGCTACTCAGCGCTTTAGCGAAGGCGTACTTGGCGGTGCCGATTTTTTAACAAACACAGCCAGCGCTTTTGCAGAGCCATACGCGACTGCAGCGCAAACCCTGCAGCAGTTAGGCGCAGGGCCATCAGGGTTGCGTAAATTTATCCCAACAAATCAAATTGACGCAAATCGAGCTCAATCTCAAACCTCGCTTAATTACCAACCTCGCACAGAGATTGGCCAGCAGACCAGCGAGGCAGCACTAGGCCTGTTAGGCGGCGCACTCCAAGGCCCAATGGCTGCAGGTAAAGCCATAGCAGAGCCACTCATCCCTATTTATGACGCAGCAGCTGAGCAGTACAAGCGCCTACCACGCCGCGTTCAGCTGGGCGTTCAATCCTTACTGGATACTTTCTAATGGCCGAACTATACGACTCCGAAGAATTCATTGAAGAAGACCCAAGCATGGGCGATGAAGAACTGCAGGCCGCGATCACGCAGGCCATAGAAGACGCGGTTGATTATATTGATAACACTATCAGTCCGCTGCGTGCCACCGCCGCTGAATATTACAACGGCGAAGCACTGGCCACTGGCGAAGAGGGCCGCAGCACAGCGCAAACTATGGACGTGCGCGACACAGTGCAGGCCATGCTGCCCAGCCTTATGCGCATCTTTTGCGGCTCTGACCACATGGTTGAGTTTGCGCCGAGAGGCCCGGAAGATGTTGAGGGCGCGAAGCAAGCCACTGACTTTGTAAACTATGTGCTTAACCAAGACCAAGACCAGAGCTTTGTAGAAATTATCTATGCGTGCATGAAAGACGCGCTGGTCAAGGGCAGTGGTTTCCTAAAATATTATTACGACGAAAGCGAAACGACTCAGAGCTACGAGCTTGAGAATTTAGACGATCAGGCGCTCAACGCCCTCAACTCAGACCCTGAGATTGAGATTGATATGCTGACCTCGATGATGAGCAGTGAGCAGCAAGAGTCATCACACTCAGTCCGGGTAACGCACAGATCGAAGGTCGGCAAAATCAAGGTTGAGGCAGTGCCGCCCGAAGAGATAGTGATCAACCGCACAGCGCGTAATCTTGATGACGCTGAACTGGTTGCGCACAGATCTTATGTAACGCTGTCTGATATGGTCCTGATGGGC